CTGAACGGCAACCAGGGGCGTAAGTCCAACGGGGTGAGGCAGCTGAAAGTGCCTCCGCAGGCGTGGCAGGGTCAGTAGGGGCGTAGGCAGGGTCATCAAATTATTTGGGGTGACCCTGTCCTAAGTCCTTGATTTTCTATATATATATCCTATATAGGGTCTTAGGGACATAGGGTATAGGGTAAATATATAGGATACGTTATAAGTAAAAAGCGGTAATACGCGTGGAATTGGGTATATATAGGGACCTTGCGCCCCTTGCGCCCCTGACCCTGTTTCGCGCCCCTGTTACGCCCCTGCCTGCGCTGGGCAGGCAGTTACGCGCCACATAGTCATAGTTTTTGTGTTAGTATCAAAGCCTCTTCAATTCCGAGGTTTTTATGTTTAAGGTCGAAAAAGGTATTCCTATTCCTGCTCCATTAAAACGTCGTCCTTTGTTTCCTGTTGCTGATATGGAAGTTGGTGATAGCTTTACCGTTCCATATGAATTTGCAAAAGATCTGCGAGCGGCAGCGCACACCTATGGTTACAGGAATCGACGCAAGTATTCCGTCAGAAAGCAGCCCGATGGGTTGGTGAGGTGCTGGCGAGTAGCTTGAGTGCGTGACGTGACTAAGCTAGGCATCGGTTGCGCTACTCGCTGGTCAGGAGTACGCTTCACGCATGCAGATCACGATCACGCACAACCTGGCCCAGTTGCTGCCCAAGCTGGGCGCTATCGGTCAACAACAGATGCCCTTCGCGGTTGCGCGTGCGTTGACGTTCACGGCGCGTGAGTCTATGGAGGCAGTTCAAGCATCCATGCCTGGGCGTTTTACGCTGCGCCGCAATTGGGTGGTCAAAGGCATTCGATATCGACCCGCGTCAAAAACCAAACTCACCGCATACGTTTTTACAAAAGACGAGTTTATGGCGCGCCAAGAAACTGGCGGCATCAAGACCGGCAAACCTGGTGGGGGGAATTTCTCATCTGCAAACGTGCCTCAAAATTCTGGAACTAGATCTAGATTTGCTGGAATTGGCCGCGTTGCGGTACCGACGCAGAACGTGCTTCGCACAAAGCAGGACATTATCCGCAAATCAGATTTGCCTTCTGGGCAAGGCAATAAAGCTTTTGTGATCGGCAATAATGGCAATCAGCAACTGCTTGTGCGGCGATTCCAGAAAGGCAAACGCGCCGGCTTGAAGGTTTTGTATGTGCTGAAAAAGCAGACCTACGTCAAACCCAGATTTGGTATGCGCGATACCGTGATCAATACCGTCAAGACCAGGTACGCGGACATATTTGAGAAATCAATCACCGACGCAATGGCGAACCCAAAATAATAAACAGAGGTTCGCTGGAAATATTTCCCTGAAGTCTCCCCGTGAAACTTAATCCGCCAAATCGGCGGATTTTTTTTTCCAAAAATTCCCGGGGGGGTATAGGTTTAGGGGGTTAGTGACCACTAACCTACCGAAACGTCGCGTGGAACCAACAAAACCGTTGGTTTCACGCCACACGACGTCAGTGTGTGCTCACTTCGTGAATTGGTAAAAAAACAACGGAAACGAAAGTGAGTGCGCACTAACTTATCGCGAGATTTTCTCGGTGTCAATCGGGGCCGGTTGCGCACGGGGCGCGGATCCGCTGGAATTGCGGTACGCGCTGCACTTCGTGGCGCATTAACGGGAAGGAAATTGCAATGAGCGGATTCGTTTTTTACGATGGCCCATCAATGCTTGACGGGGCACCTATCATCGGAATTGCGGTATTGGAATCAGACAACCGCAAAACCGGGAACATGGTGCAAACGTATATTTTGCGCGCCGATGCTCACCCTGTAGACGCAATCCGAACGGGCGAAGATTCTTCGATCTGTGGCGATTGCATGCACCGGGGCTCGGCCGATCGCGCCCGGACGTGTTATGTCAATGTAGGGCAATCTGTCGCCGCGGTATTCGGCGCCTGGACGCGTGGCGCGTACCCGTTGATCGACCCGGCCGATGCTGCAGAGATCGTCGCCAATCGAGTTATCAGGATTGGCTCATATGGGGACCCGGCTGCGGTACCGGCTGCGCATTGGCATGCGCTCATCGCACGCGCTGCGGGTCACACTGGATACACTCATCAATGGCGCATGGCGCATGCGCAGGGCCTGCGCGATATCGTGATGGCATCGGCCGACAGTGCAAGCGATCGAGATCTCGCTCGCTCGCTTGGATGGCGAACCTTTACCGTGCGCACGGCCGATCAACCATTGGCCACGCGCGAGATTGCATGCCCGGCAAGCCCAGAGGCAGGCAATCGCAGGCAGTGTATCGATTGCAAAGCGTGCGATGGCGCGGGCGCGAACAATCAGCGGGCGAGTGTGGCAATCATCGTGCATGGGCCCGCTGCCCGTGCTTTCGTGGGAGCGTAAGCATGCAATCGTCGAACCTTAAGCAATATCTCGGTGGCGCGCTGATAGGCGCGTTGTGGGCGGTGATCTTATGGGGGGCCATGTGATGAAACCCGGTTCAATCGTCGCGATATCAGCGGGCCCGGTTCGGCTCGCCCGTGTTCTGTCGATCAACGGCTCGCGCGCCACCCTGCGCACGTTGGACACCGATCGGACCATTGTCCGGCCCATCGGCATGCTGTGGGCGGTGCTCGACCCGCTTTAACGCCCGTTAAACCTCACCAAACCCGCTCAGGCGGGTTTTTTTTCGTCCGTTAATACCCTGATACCTATCGGCATGCGATCGCGCCACAGCGGGCCATTAATCGATCCGCGCGGGCATGCCATGCGCCACGGATAACCCGCCCGCTGCTCGCTGCTTGATCGACCTGGGCGACTGAATACCCGACAAAACCATGGGGGCTTTCCAGGCTTCCCGGGTTTTCTGCGCGCTTACCTCGGCCGTTGTAAAAAAACAACACGGGGGCATAAAAACAACACCCGGATGTTGCAAAAAAATCATACGGGGGCATAAAAACAACAGTGTTGCGTGGAACCAACACTAAAGTGTTGCGTGGAACCAACATTCTGGGTCCTTACCAGGGTCTTTCGGCGGGGGTGACGCGCGACCGCGAAGCTACACTAGTGACCGCGGCTGGACCTAGTCCGCCTGCCGGTTTTGGTCTATGCTGCCCGCCCATGCAACAAGTCGTCTCTGCACACGCATATGCCAAGCACAGAGGAGTCAGCGCCAAAGCGGTAACGAAAGCGATTAAGGATGGTCGCCTTCAGAGATCCGTTGAGAAGCGCGGTCCGGGCTGGGCCATCAATCCAATTGAAGCCGACCAGGAATGGGCCGAAAGCACGGACAGCGGGTCCGGCTACCCTGGGCACGCCGTCCAAATGGCTTTGGTAGAGCCACCTGAGCCAGTGGCTGCGCCGGAGGTTACTGCCTTATCACGCCCCATCTCCTACGCCGAAGCCCGCGCCCAGCACGAGCGCTTCAAAGCTAGACTCGCAGAGCTCGAGCTTGAGCAGCGCGAGGGAAAGCTGGTCGAGGCCGAGGCTGCGAAGAAGGAAGCCTTTCGGATTGCCCGCCTGGTGCGGGACGCCATGCTGAACATTCCTGACAGGGTAGCCGCCGAGCTGGCCGCGGAGGGCAACCAGTTCAAGGTGCACCAGCGGCTTACGCAGGAGATCCGGCGGGCGCTGGAGGACATGAAGCTTGAATGACGGCGCGCTGGTCTACCGGGAAGCGTTCCTTGCTGGGCTGACCCCGGATCCTGACCACACAGTCAGCAGCTGGGCCGACGAGCATCGGATGTTGAGCCAGAAGGCATCTGCCGAGCCTGGCCGGTGGCGCACGGAACGCACGCCGTACTTGCGCGAGATCCTTGACTGTCTGGGCTCGAGCAGTCCGGTGCAGCGGGTGGTGTTCATGGCCGGTGCCCAGGTGGGCAAGAGCGAGACCGGAAACAACTGGCTGGGCTACGTCATCCATCACGCGCCTGGCCCCATGCTGCTGGTCCAGCCGACGGTGGACACGGCAAAGCGGTTCTCAAAGCAGCGCTTGGCACCCATGATCGAGGAAACGCCGATCTTGCATGAGCGGATCGCCGCGAACGCGAGCCGCGACGGCGGGAACTCGATGATGACGAAGGAGTTCCAGGGTGGCGTGCTGATCATCACCGGTGCCAACTCGGCCGCTGGACTCCGATCGATGCCGGTGCGGTACCTGTTTCTGGATGAGGTTGACGCGTACCCATCGGACGTGGACGGCGAGGGAGACCCGGTACAGCTGGCCGAGAAGCGCACAACCACGTTCTCGAGGCGCAAGGTCTACCTGTGTTCGACACCGACAATCAAAGACGTGAGCCGGATCGAGCGGGAGTTCCTGACATCAGATCAGCGCCGTTACTTCGTCCCGTGCCCGCACTGCGGCCACAAGCAGTGGCTGCGCTGGGCACAGATCAAGTGGCACGACGACGACCCGCAGACGGCGGCTTACGCTTGCGAGGAATGCGGCGTGCTGATCGAGGAGCGATACAAGTCGGAGATTCTGGCCGCGGGTGAGTGGCGAGCGACGGCGACGAGCGACGGTCGCACGGCGGGGTTTCATCTGTCCTCGCTGTACAGCCCGTTGGGGTGGAAAAGCTGGGCCGAGATCGTGGCTGAGTTTCTGGCGGCGAAGTCCGATCCGTCGCTGCTGAAGACCTTCGTCAACACGGTGCTGGGCGAGACGTGGGAGGAGGACTACTCGGCGAAGCTGGGCGCGGCTGACCTGCGCAACCGTGTCGAGTTCTACCAGTCTGGGGTTGCGCCTGCGCGGGTGTTGACCGTGACAGCGGGGGTCGATGTCCAAGACAACCGTATTGCAGTGTCGCTGTACGGCTGGGGCCGCGACGAGGAGTGCTGGGCGCTGGACCACATGGAGATCTATGGCGACCCGGCGAGCCCGAAGCTCTGGGCGCAGCTGGACGAGGTGCTGCTAAAGCCTGTTGCGCATGAGCTTGCCGAGCCGATTAAGATTTCGGCGGCGGCAATCGACTCAGGTGGACATTTTACGAACGAGGTGTATGCGTATTGCCGCGATCGGCGTGCGCACAACGTGCTGGCGATTAAGGGTCAGTCGCAGCGCGGCAAGCCTCCGATCGGCAAGCCGACCAAGGTGGACTTCAACTGGAAGGGGCGCGTGATCAAGTCGGCTGCCGAGGTATATCCGGTGGGCTCGGACACGATTAAGTCGACGATCTATGCGCGACTGAAGCTGAATGCGCCTGGCGCTGGGTATCTGCACTTCCACGGCGAGCTAAGTGACGACTATTTCGAGCAATTGACGGCTGAGAAGCAGGTAACGCGCTATGTGAAGGGCTTCCCGGTGCGTGAATGGGTGAAGAAATCGGGTGCTAGGAACGAGGCGCTGGACTGCGCGGTGTACGCCTATGCGGCGCTGCAATGGCTATATACCCGGTACAACCGCAGGACGATTTGGGATCAATTTGAGCGAACGCTGCAGATCGCTGCCCCAGTGGTCGAGAAGCCCAAGGTAGAGGAGCAGCAACAGGTCGTAAGGCGCCCCCAGCGTAGAATACGGTCAAATTTCATCTCGCAATGGTGACCTATGGGCGTGCCAGCATCGATCTACGCCGGCGACACGGTTAAGTTCAATATTCCGGTCACGCCGGACTACTCAAGCACGGCCAGCTGGGTAGGCACGTTTGTGCTCAAGCACAACACGGGCAACGACAGCATCACGGCAACGGGTGTTGCGGACGGTGCTGGGGGTTGGAACTTCACACTGACCGCTACGCAGACTGCTGCGCTGCACATCGACTCGCACTGGTATCAGCTCTACGTCACCAAAGCTGCGGAACGCTACACGCTTGAGCAGGGTCAGGTTCGGATCCTGGGCAACATCGCTGTCGGTACCAACTACGACGGCCGCAGCCAAGCGCAGATCGATCTTGAGGCCGTGCAGGCGGCGATGCGCACCAAGATATCGGGTGGCGCGGTGGCCGAGTACACGATCGGAAATCGGTCGCTGAAGTCGATGCCTATGACGGACCTGATTGCGCTTGAAAACAAGCTCAAGGCTGACGTAGCGAAGGAAGCCCGTGCCGAGCGGATTGCGAAGGGATTGAACAGCGGTCGGGCGGTGTACGTCCGGTTCGGGGGTTGAGATGGGCTGGCGAGATTGGTTCAAGCGCAAGACTGAGGTCAAGGTCGTTAGGAAGTTCCAGGGGGCGGTGTATGACCGCTTGGTGTCGGACTGGATGGCCAGCAGCAACTCGCTGGACGCTGACCTCCGGAAGGACCTCAAGACGCTGCGCCAGCGTGCTCGAGACCTCGGGCAGAACAACGACTACGTCCGGAACGCGCTGCGGGTGATCGAGAACAACGTAGTTGGCCAAGGCATCACCATGCAGGCGTCGGTGCGTATGCGCCGCGGTGGCCGCATGGATGATGCTGCGAACTCGGCGATCGAGGCCAGCTGGGCCAAGTGGAAGCGGGCGCGGTACTGCCATGTGGCTGGGATTCTGTCGTTTGCTGACATTGAGCGCTTGGCTATTCGGTCGGCGGCTGAGTCGGGCGAGGTGTTCATTCGGATGGTGCGCCAGGCGATGGGTGGTGGCCGTGTGCCGCTCTCGCTTGAGGTCATCGAGGCCGATCGGCTGGACGTGGATCTGAACGAGGTTGCTCGGAACACCGGTAACGACATCCGCATGGGCATCGAGCGTGACCAGTGGGGCCGACCGGTCGCGTATCACTTCCGAGTGCAGCATCCTGGGGACTACCCGCTGGCTACCGGAACAACGGACAGCCGCACGGTGCGCGTGAGCGCCGACGAGGTGCTGCACCTGTACCGGGTTGAGCGGCCGGGTCAGACCCGCGGGTTCCCGTGGATCGCGTCGGCGATCATGCGCATGCACCACCTCAACGGCTACACCGAGGCCGAGGTCATCGCGGCCCGTGCTGAAGCCTGCCGGATGGGCTTTATCACGTCGCCTGAAGACGACGCGATGCAAGACGTAACGATGGATGACCAGCCGGTGTCGAACTTCGAGCCGGGCAAGATCGAGCGCTTGTTGCCGGGTGAGACGTACCAGGAAGCCAAGCCGGCGCGTCCAGGTGGGCAGTACGAGCCGTTCGTGCGGGCGATGCTGCGCTCGATGGCGGCTGGCATTGGGGTTTCGTACGCGACCTTGAGCCGCGATTACTCGGAGTCGAACTACAGCTCGAGCCGCCTGTCGCTGCTGGACGACCGCGACCAGTGGCGCGTGCTGCAGAGCTGGATGATCG